TTGGTACTTCAACCATATACCTTTGACGAAATGTAGAAATACACTCAACAAGAACAAATTCTGTTTCAGGGGATTTCTTTTTAATCATCCAAGCACCATCTTTTTTATCTAACCATTCCAAAGTATCACCAATTTTCCATCCTAGTTCAGCTAGAATCTCATCACTAAGGGGTAACACCAATTCTTTAGTATCAGGATCTTCTTGTACAGTCACAGTTTGCGTCAACATCTTTTCCACTCCGTAAATTTCATTTTTGCTGTTAAACCTGAAAAAATATTCTTATTGATTATCTTAACAGGATCTCTGCCCTCTAAAACCATTTCGTTAATGTCTTTTTCGGAAATAGTCTGAGGCCATATAACCACATTATATTGCCTATCAATTATCTTGTCAAGCACTTTGGCAACATCTTTATTTCTCGGTTGATTGTCCACAATCATAATTAATTTATCTTTTGGCAAACCAGTCGTTTCCATTTTACCAAATGATGTGCCACCTACAGCAATCGCATTGGGCAAAAACAAACTATCAAGCGGACCTTCAACCACGTGGATTGGTTTGGTTTTATCAACCTCATTCAATCCAAAAATTAAAGATTCATCTTCCTTAATTTTAATAAGAATATATCTTAAAGATTCGCCTCTCAATGCCCTACAAGTAACTCCCGATAATTGCCCAATATCATTATAAAAGGGAATAACCAATCTGGGTTCTTCGGTTGTTATTTTGTCTTTGTATTTATCGCTTAGTTGGACAATGTCCTTCATATTTTTGATAAAGTACAATTGATTGAATTTTTCTTTTGGGATTTTTCTTTTTAAACAAAATTGAACTGCTTCATTATTCTCGGGCAAAGTGTCAAGTCTATCTAATAATTTATCCAACAGTGTTTCTTCGGATTTCTCAAAAACAGGTTCAGGCATTCTAAATTTGTCTTCAATTTTTTGATGCGGTTTGTTCATTGGCAAACCTTCATTATATCGTTCCATCACATACTGACTATATTGCATTCCATCTAATTGTTTTAAGAATGATCCAAAGTGCATGGATGCCGAACAATTATGGCATTTATAGAACAAATCATTTTTGGCAACATAAAAATATCCGCGTGTTTTATTTTTCTTTTTAGAGGAGTCACCGCAGAGAATGCATCGGCAATTATAAAGACGCTCGCTCTTTTGTTTGAACATCGGCAAACGAGTACTTATTAATTTTAGATATTTTAGATCAGTGAATAAAGACACAAAAGACTCCCATTAGAGTCTTTATTATAAAGTATTATTTGAAAGAAGTCAAGCAGTTAGAACAACTTTTCCAATTTTAAATGAGCCAAAACATAACCAACAACTATTGCGCCACCCATTATCATCCATTTCCATTTTTCAATGGTTTGGATTTTTTCGGCAATGGCTTTATGCTGTTCCGTACTGGCTTTATTTTGCTCATCTAGTTTTTCCATAACCTTATCATGCTTACTTTCGATATTCTTATGCAGATCATCGCGCATATCACTGATACGATGGTGAAGTGTTGCATAATTCTCATCTATCTTTCCTTCAAGTTTTCCCATGGTATGGCTGATATTTGTTACTTGAGTTTCGAGAACGGTAACTCTTACGTCAGTATCAAGACTGCGTATGTTATTTGCTTCAGGCATTTGGTTTTCCTCGTTTAAACATAGCGTTTGCAGCAGTCCATGTTTTTTGTGCTTTTTTACTAACAGGAACATCTTTATCTAAACCTGCAACACCTGCGGTCGCCACAGCATTGTTTGCTGGTGCTACTGCCCCCACATCCTCTGAAAATTGTCTAAAAGATAAAATTTTATTTTTATCCATTGCCTCATTTATTTCTGTTATTTCTTTAGTTAAATCAGTATCTATACGTCTTAAAAATTTCTCTTCTAAATTAATAGATTCTTTACCATTAGCTAATTCTTCTCTAACTAACGAATATGCTGCAGCTAATGATACTAATTTTTTATTTTCGATTGGCACTTTGTTTACAATTTTTTTTATTCTAAATACTAATCTGTGAAGTAAAGTGTATGCATCTCTTTCTTGTGTAGTATTAAGATCTGCCATCTTTTTAATTTCGTTGCCATTCTTGTCTATAATGCCGAGGCGGAACGCTATCGTCTCTTCAAACGGCTGAACCAACATATGTAAGATTCTAAATGTTATAATTGAGTCTACAAATTTTCCCATTAAATTCTCTTTAAATTTTCTAGAATTGTTTCATCTATAGGAATATCTTTATCAAGTATTTCTATTCCCGGAGACACTATTACTTTCAATGGCATATAATTTAAAAACACTAAAAAAGTTTTTATTTGCGCCCAAAACTTTTTATCTAATTTATAGAACAACATCTTGGTTGTTGCTTCAATACCAAATAAATTTCCAAGTACTATAATATGATTTAATATTAATCGCTCTTTAAGTTCTTTACCGCCAGTATGTTTTATTAACAATCTTTTAATATACTTAAATCTTTTGAGATCATCTAAAAACTCATCCATGCCCTTGCAAGAAGGATTATCATAATTTTTTATAGCATATATCGTAAAATTTTCTTCAGTCAATTCATTTATCATTTTTATAGTTGTTATCTTTAATGAAGGTTACAGTTTATTTATATGGGTGTTATCCATATTTTCTTATACTTATCCTTGGATAAACTGCGCCTGAAGGTGGTCTGTTCTTAAATGTGGTTTTTGGCAGACTTTGACCACTTAAGGGTCGTTCTAATTTATAAAATAGATATCGATTATTTCCGCTATCACCAAACCACCGATAGTTGTCGTAGCTTGCTCCAATAGTTCCAACTTGATTCTTTTTAGAATGTATTATCAAATACGCTAATGCTTCGCTAGCAGATAAGTTTAGATTTTGTTCCGCATAACAAGCTAATAAACCGCATACTTGAGGACTGGCCATACTAGTTCCAGAAATGCTACCTAGTTTATAACTAGAATTTCTTGGATCATCTACAAGGGTAATAGTAAATTCAGTGGCGGCATTTGCATTATATACTGCAGAAACAATGTTAGTACCAGGAGCCCATATGTCAACTCGATTACCAAAATTACTTGAGGGATTTTTATATTCTTCTTGCCTAGTGGTAATATTTCCCACTACAATTACTCCAGGTGTCACCGCAGGACTGGAACCTCGAGAATGAACATAATCAACGCCACTGCTTCTAATACTGTTGTTGTAATCTTGATTATCGCTGTATGCTGAATTCCAATAACTGTTACCAGCCGCTGCCACAACAATAACGCCGTCTGCTATTGCATCTGCAACGTCGGCATTGAGTGCCGCATACGTATATGGCGTTCGATAAAGATATGTATTGTTTGGAACTGGCACGCCATTTGCTTCCAATATAATTTTTTTATCCGCATCGGTTCCTGATAATGCTGTAGTAACTCCTCTGTAAGTTACACTAGTAATCGACGATAGCTGAATATCACCATATGAATATCCCCAACTGTGATTGGTTATAGTTGGGTTTTTTCGTCCAGTAGTGGCGTTAATAGTTTTATTTTTATGGAATGCTCTGAGATAATCAAAAATATAAAGTTCCCAGTTACCAGGGGAGTTGGCTCCGGCATAGCTAAATTCCATATTATATATGTTGGAATCTCTGGCCCAACCCTGTGTATTACCCGCTACTGTGCCCGCCACGTGCGTTCCATGATTGCTGGAGATATTGCTATAATCATAGGTACCAACAGTGTTGACTCCTACAATACTGCTCAGTGCAAACCAATTGTATTGATTGACTCTTGATCCACCAGTACCATCTATATTAACTGCAAATTCAGGATGAAGAGGATTAATATGTGAGTCAACAACTACAACGTCAACATTCTTTCCTGAACTGGTGGTGGTTACTGTTTGCGTTGTTTGTGTAAATGTACCAGTTGGAGTACCCCAACCTGTTAGTGTGTTGCCGGCGGTAATCCTATACAATCCCCAATTTTTATCATTGGTGTCAATAATTTCATATTTTTCAAAGTTTCCAGATTGTGTCCAATGATGTACAACTTCAATGCCCATGTCCCTGGGCGGACGTTCCACAGCTATTACTCTGGGATCAGTCCTTAGCTGAACTGCTTCCTCGTCTGATAACATGAAATGCGTGTTTCTACTAAGTTCTCTTAATTGTGTTATATCTACTTGCCTATTGGGAATATAAAGATTGCCGTCAGGCGATTCCATATCTGCAATAATCGAATCAGCATCAACCATTGTTTGAGCAGTAACAATGTATTCTTTCAATTCGCTCATATCAAGCTTCGAGTTGTAACACAGTTAGTGTAACAGTGATAGCTGCTGTATTGCCGCTTTTATTTGTGACTGCTATTGGAATGTTGGTAGTTGGAGTTGCTTCGTTATTAAATCCTATTGCACCTGGACTAATTAATATTGTCTGTGAACCAGATGTAATAACTTCAGCAATTACGCCTGCGCTTGGTGCAGGATCAGTTAATTCATCGCGTGTGGCATCTGCTGTTCTACTGGCTGTGTCAGTATAAATTCTAACCCAGGCATTGGTCGACGTTTGTATTTTGTATAACAAATAACTTTTATAGCCAGTTATAGATAAATTTGCTGTAGCAGCATTTGCTAAACTGGCTGTTGTGCCAGACACTGTTGCTCGAGAAACTGGTCCAGACACTGTTGCCCAACTTAACGCACTGCCATCTGTTGTTAAATATTTACCAGCCTGTCCGGATTGTGTAGGAAGTGGTGCTTGGTAATCAGTACCTACTACCGCGGCAGTAAGAGCATTTGCTCCATTGCCTTTAACAAGACCGTTAATTGTTACAATTGATACAGTATTTGCAACTAATTCGTTTGTTGTAATTTTGCCAGCAACTGTTACATTGCCATTAATCAAACCAAGTAAGTTTTGCACAGTAACAGCTTTGCTGGTACTTGATTGTACAACATAAACTAAATCTGTAAAGTTTATAGATGTTGCTCGTTGTAATTCTGATACTTTTAATTTTGCCATATTTTTATTTATACCTTAAAATAGTATAGTTCCTAATATTAAATTGTAAAACTTCCAGATGAATTAAATTTGTAAATATTATATCCATTTGTTGCAGTATATGTTACATTACCTATAGTATTTGATAAACTTGGAAATGCAGATGGATAAACTATATATGCCACTCCTGAACCACCGATACCTAGATAATTAGAACCGCCGCCACCAGTATTTACGCTTCCAGGTGTATTATTACTACTTCCGCCGCCACCCCCAATGCCACCGGCACCGTTTGTTGCACCTCCACCTCCACCTGCATGATATACATTTGCAGTTGGTCCAAAAATATTAGTTTTTACGCCAATCCCGCCGACGCCGTTTTCACCCTGTCCTCCAACTCCGCCAGCTCCACCACCGCCTCCCCCACCTGTTAATCCTGGGGATGCTAAACCTCCGGCATAACCTTGTCCAGGATATCCATCACCGAAACCATTACCGGCACCACCTCCAGAACCACCATTCTTACCAAAAACACTATTTCCGCCACCGCCACCGCCACCTACTGCAGTAATATTTGCACCAAGTGCGGGCGAACTAATAATTGTGTTACCGCCATTATTACCTGCCGATTCTTCACCGCCACCGCCACTGGTGCCGCCTGCACCTATAATGACTGTAAATACTGCACCTGAACCAACACCGGTTATAGCAGATTGTGCAGATGTGCCGCCACCAGAAGATTCTCCTGTAACTGATGAAAGATATCCGCCGGCGCCGCCACCGCCTCCGCCAAATTGATCGCCTCTACCGCCTCCGCCGCCACCTCCGCCGACAAGTATGTATTGAAATGTTGTGGTTGCTGCCCCAGTAGGCACCGGCCATAAATTTAATTCTTTAGATTTTGCTTGATCCACAAAAGTAAATAATCTACCCGTAACAGAACTGCTACTTGTTGTAACTAATAGGTTAGCAGTTATTACTCCGCCTCTATATCTTTTTACCATTTTTGTTTCTGTGTATTTTAAGAATTATATAAAAATAATTGTTCCAGATTGCCAGAATCTATAGATGATGTTAGCATTAGCATAGATTACGTTTGGTGAACCTGTTACTGTGGCATTGGCATATGTATCTGGATAACGAACTATGACTATACCAGAGCCACCGAGGCCGCCGGGCTCAGTAGCGGGTCTTGATGCGCCCCCACCTCCACCTCCACCAGTATTAACTGTTCCCGGGAATCCTGGACGACCTTGGTCATAATAAACTCCATCACCACCTCCACCCAAACCACCGGAGCCTTGATTTGCATCTGCCCCTGCGCCGCCGCCGCCTGCATAATATGTCCCGACACCTGTTATGGATGACAATACTCCAATACCTCCATCACCCTCTTCGCCAGTGCTGGCACCAGCACCACCTGCACCACCGCCACCACCACCGTGACCCGGAGCAGATCCTCGAGCATTTCCTCCATCATATCCTTGTCTTGGTGCATCTATGTATGTTGATCCTGGATATATACCTTTAGCGCCGACGGTTCGGGTACTGGCGGCGCCGCCACCGCCAGAACCACCGTTTTCTGCAGAAAAACCGCCAAGGCCGCCAGCTGCCCGACCTCCACCCGTGGATGTTATTGTTGAAAATACCGAAGGACTACCAGATGTATTCAGTGCACCGCCCGCACCTACTGTCACTGTATAAGTAACACCTCCAGTAGTTGCGAATTGAGTGCCCGTCAACAATCCTCCGGCGCCGCCGCCACCACCGTTATTTAAATTAGTTTGACCATTTCCTCCAGCACCTCCGCCCGCAACAACTAGATATTGTATTACTGGTCCCGGTGGCTTGGGCCAAATAAATGCATCAATATATTGTAAAGATTCGGTTAATCCGTATAGTTGTCCCGAACTAGATAAACCTACGTTACCCGCTGTTATGAGACCAGAAAGATAGCGTTTGACCACAATTAACTAATATCCTCATAACTAAGTGTTACAATAATAGAATTATCTGCACTAGCTAAACCACCTAAACTTGTATTTTCTTCCACATAATATTGTGTACCTTTATCAATTAATGTTAGTGTAGATGTGGGAGGTACTGATAAATTTGCAGCAATTGCATAAGCAGTACCGCCAAGAGAAGCTGCAGTATAATATCTAATAGTTGCAGTTGCGGTTGTGGCGCTTTGATTTGCCAAGTTCAAAGTATTTAGTTTAAAAGTTTTTCCTGAGCCAGACGCATTATTAAGAACAGAAGTTGTAGAAGAGCTTGAAAGCATGACTCCTGTCGTTTTTCCTAATATAAGGTTTGCTGATAATAGATTTGGTGATGCCATTTGTTAATTTATCCTCCGAATATTAAAGAAAGTCCAAATGCTTTAGCTGATACGCTAGCAGCAGTTGCTACTTGTGTTGTTGTTCCGCCGCCAGTTATATAAAGTGTTGTCCCTGCTCCGCTTAAGACTACATTTGATGACAGATATAATTGATTGAATGGACTAGCGCTTGAACCTAGATTTTTACTTACACCCACAGTAGGCACTAAATTACCTACAGTTTGATCTAATCCTCTTACTGATGCAAGTACATTCGCTACTGACAAACTAGGAATACCTAATTCTCTTACTTGAACTACAATATTTGCTGCTGGAGGGGTTGTGAATACTAGGGAATCGTTTACGATATCGTAATCTATTATTGGCATTTGTGCAACGCCATTTTCAAATACTAATACAGTATCTTTATTAAATCCCTCTGATAGAGCAAAAGTATTAGATGTACCATTGCCTGTAAATGTTCTTGTATTATAAGAAGAACCTGCGATACCACCAATAACTCTAATATCAATATTAGCACCGATTGCGGGCGCTTCTGAAAAAGTAATAATTTTATTTGATAAGGTGTATGAATCAGATTGTTGGTAAACGCCATCTATAATAATAGAAACAAAATTCTTGTTAGGAGGTGTACTTGATAGAGTGTAATTTACACTTGATCCATTGCCAATGAAGGCACTAATATCTGAGGTTAACGCTCTACCAGAATTAATAGTATCGGTACCAAAGAATCTAACTTCTACATTGGTACCATTTGTTGGTGGTTCTGTAAATATTAAAGATGTGCTGGATACAGTATAATCCACAACTGGTAATTGAATTAAACCTTCTACAATTACCAGTACATTTTTTGGATCATTTACAGATGTACCAATGTTATAAGTAGTATTTCCTGTTGAAATAAATCTATAACTATCATTTATTACGCTTATTGGTAGAACTGAAGATGCACTAATTCTACCATTTGCTTCTATAGTAACATTTTCGCCAGCAATTAAAGCTGATACCACTCTTGTATTTGTAAAATACAAGTTGCCGCTTGTTTCAATTACATTGGCTGTGTATAATCTGTTCCAAGTATTAGCTGTTATAATATCAGCAAGGATAATATTTGATGTGGTAGTTGATGTCGATACACTTCCGGAAATAATATTACTTGTAACATTAATATTTTGTAATACAATTGTATTTGCATAAATTGTACTATTTGCAAATAAATTTTCTACTTGTACATTGGAATTAACAAGTGCATTTATTACTCTAGCGTTAGTAAAATACAAATTACCACTTGTTTCAATTACGTTAGCTGTGGTTAAGAATGGCTGTACTGTTGCATTAACTCTAGCATTGGTAAAATACAAATTACCACTTGTTTCAATTACGTTAGCTGTGGTTAAGAATGGCTGTACTGTTGCATTAACTCTAGCATTGGTAAAGAATAAGTTTGTTGGACTTTCAACAACATTCGCAGTATACAATCCCAACCAAGAATTGGCTTGTATGGTTATTGTAGATAATAAATTTGCACCAGTTAAAGAACCACCTACGCCTGAACCTAATATAGCTGCATTAGCAATTAATACATTTGTCAATAATAAGTTCGCAGATATTGTTCCGGCACTTATTATATTTGCACCAAGTAAAGAACCGCCCGAACCTGATCCAAATATTCCAACGTTAGCACTTATTATATTAGCGGTTATTATACCAGTGGCTGTTATATTACCTACAACTGTACCTGTAGTAATACCAACCAATACTCTTGCATTTGTAAAAAATAAATTGGTATTTTCAATTACATTAGATGTATATAATCTATTCCAAGTATTGGATGTTATACTATCTGTAAGAATGGTATTAGATGTAGCTGTACCAGAAGATACTGTGCCGGTAAGAATATTACTTGTAACATTAATGTTTTGTAATATAATAGTATTTGCGCGTATTATATTAGCAGTAATTGTCTCTGCAGATATTAAATTAGCACCTGCAATAGTACCACCTACACCCGTTCCAATTGATAGCGTATTTGCACTTAATATATTAGTAGTTATTGTACCTGTAGCTATTACATTTGCAAACCCCGAAATGGTACCGCCGGCACCTGTTCCAATTGATATGGTGTTTGCACTTAATATATTAGTAGTTACAGTATTTGTTACTGTTATATTTGCAATACCTGTAATGGTACCGCCAGCACCCGACCCAACCGATAATATATTTGCGACTAATGAATTGGCAGTTACTATACCAGTTGCTGTTATATTTCCTACAACCGCTCCGGTAGTAATTCCAACCAATACTCTAGTATTTGTAAAGTATAAATTAGAACCTTCAGCAACATTTGATGTTGTCAAATATGGTAGAACTGCGACAACTGTAGCTGTGGAATTTGCAACAGAGCTGATTCTACCATTGGCTTCTATAGTAATATTTTGACCAGCAATTAACGCTGATACTACTCTTGCATTAGTAAAATATAGATTTCCGCTTGTTTCAATTACATTGGCTGTATATAATCTATTCCAAGTGTTTGAAGTAACACTATCAGCAACAATGGTATTAGATGTAGCTGTACCAGAAGATACTGTGCCAGTAATAATATTACTTGTG